ACAATAGCAAGTGGATGGTGGATTACTCAAATTTTAGGTACACTAGGAAATGAGATAATGCAAAGAGCAGCATGGTACGAATTAGTTGGACCAGAATATCGGGACAGAATATCGTACGAAAGATTTGTATGCGCTAAGTATATGAGTGACGACAACATCGTCTCAGTTCACCGTTATTTTACGAAAGTATTTAACGGTGTCACATACGCAGCGTGGTGCGCAGATCATGACATAGTGTACACATCAGCAGACAAAAGTGGAGCGGCAAAGGCAACTGAACCGCTAGAAGAGATTTCGTTTTTGAAGAATACAACTGGAAAACTGGGTAATATGTTTACACCAGTTATGGAGGAGGTAGCAGCATTGGAACCCATTAATTGGGTTAGGAAATCGAAATATTTGACAAAAGATCAAGCCACAGAAGTAAACTGTAACGTTGTTTTACGTGCAGTTTTCTTTCGAGGACGCGATTATTTTAATCGCCTTAGAGAAAAGATCTTGAAATATTGCCCCCATTACAAATTATTGAATTATAATTATTTGTACGGGTGCTATATTTCATATGGACGATTTCCAGGATCAGAAAGCGGAGAAGCATCTCACTATGATTACACAGGTGAGCCATGTGAATATGGAGAAATTTCAAAAGAAGAAGATGAACTCGAGATTTTAAGATTAACGGAACAATTAGAACGGCAATTAGAAAACACCGATTTCGGTAGAGGTTCAGATGGTCAAGACCTGCTATATCAGCAAGTCACACTATCGGACGGAAATAAAATGAAGAGAGTAAGAGTGCAAGCAGGAAAAGAAGTTATAAAAATGACAGAAGAACAAGATGGATGTATAGTAGGAACGTGTAACAAGTGTGAGAGAGTTTTTTATTCAAGAAATAGATGGGTTGAGCATTTGATGCTTCACCCGTACGAAGTGGATCCAGAGGATACCAAGTACACACTAGAGCAGGTTCTATCTTTGGCATCGATCAAGCAATTGAGGACTTGGTTCTCAAATTTACAACAACAATTGACACACGGAGGCGAGCCGACTTGCAAATTTGTCAAGCGACTCAAAGCAGAAAATCAAGCTTATGCTTACTACTATCACATCATCAATCAAGTGATAGCGTGGGCAAACAATGGTACATTCGACAATACCAAAAAGAATCCAACAGTTCCTCAAGGAACTATACCAGTCGACGTCATGGCAGTTATTCACGGAACTGTCTTGGATGTGAAACCGATCGTGAAACCAACAGCAAACAACAATGATAAGGTTCTGGAAGAAATTATGGACCTAATCAAGAAAGTCAAACCACAAAGCGGAATAGAAAGGACAATCCCACGAAATCGAAAGGATGGAGAAGAAAGTGAAGAGGATAACCCTCTTCAAAAAGGACAAGATATTTGGAGTTGGAGAAAGATGTTCGAAAGAACATGCATATCCCTTATCGAAGGGAATAGAAACGTAGTAGAGTACAGGTCAGCAGTAATTGAAAGAGACGGAATGGGAGGAATAGCGAAAATCAAGCAAATTCCAGCCTTTAGATTCGTTGAAGCAAAGAAAGTTGCTCCGCAAGGAGATGATGCAAACACATCAACACCAGCATCTACGACAGTAAACCCGGGAGTCACTAACCCAGGAGTTAAAGTAGGATTAGCAGATCCAACGCAAGAAGGATCAACGGCAAAGAACAATTTGGGTTACACCGTTAGTGACAAAGTAAACCCAGAATCGACCACAATAAGAACACCAAAAGGAAACAACTACAAAGCAAATCGAGCGGAGTTGTCTTTGAACGATATTGAATGGAGTTTGGAGAAAATGTTGAATAAATGGAACCAAGTAGGCGTAGTAGAATGGAAAACATCAGATAACGTGAACGACAATTTGGCTATTTTTGACGTTGTAGATGATCTAATTCAAAATGAGATCGTTGGAGCACCATTTCAAAATTTTCAGAATTTTAGGTGCGAATCAGTAATAGTTAAATTACAATTGACAGGCAGCAAATTTCATCAAGGAAGGATTTTGGTAGGGTTCATACCAGGCATGAATGTAAAAACGACGTATAATGGACCATTTTCGACAAAAACACTCATTCAAATGGGTGGACCACAACTAGACCCGAGCGTAGGATCAGACTTGGAATACGAGATTCCATGGAGACATGTTAAAGGATTTTTGGATTTGGAAGCAAAGGACTCTCTAGGGAGATTGTATATGAAGGTTCTTAATAAATTGAAAGTTAACTCGGGCGGATCGACGTCTGTCCAAGTTAAAGTTTTGTTTATGTTAAGAGGACCCGAATTTAAAATCCCTCGAGCGAGCGCATTGACAAATAAGGATATGAGAAGAGTGATGAAGGTGGCGAGGAAAAATATGATGGAAAGAGACCCTGTTTGGGTTAAACCCCAAAGTGGAGAAGATTTCAACATGAACGACACGAGCAAACAAGAAGGAATGGCGATCGCACCAGTGCGAGCGTTAACAGGAGACCCGGCAACACCACATTTTGGAGAGAAATACAAATCTTTGAGAGATTTGGGAAAACGATATCGACTAGCATTTGAAGAAAATTACGAAATAGCAAATTCGACAATTTCATGGGTTAAGGTGCCAATAAATTCATTTTATGCTGCTTTTTGGCAGTTATCAATGTATTTTTTGACAAGAGGACCGTTTTCATTAAAGTGTTTTCTACAATGTATTAGCGCAACTGGGCAACCAGTGCAAGCAGAAGTAGATTACTTTGTTGACGACGATTATGAAAACCTCGACCCATTGAAATGGTCCGATCAGTACGCAGATAATTATTCGATGGACATACCAAGGACAAAACAATCAGGAAACGGATTAGATGTGGCGGAGTTTACTCTGCCATATTTTGGACATAGCGCGACACAATACAACCCCATTTTAGTTTCAAACGCAGG